AGGAAACTTGTGTCCCTGCCGCCGTCGGTATTTTCCGTGAAGCTGGTGACAAGCCGTTCGATAAGCACGTTGCTCATGGCATCGGTGCGGTAGGTGGCAACGCCGGCCATAAGCAAAGCCTGCCGGGTGTCCATGTCCTGGGTGTAAGCGGACGTAAGGCCGGGAACGGCAAGGTCGTAGGTGTTGGCCGCCGGATCATCGGCAAGGATGCGGGAGGCCGCCGCGCACCAGCGGGCCGCCCATTCGCCCGGTAGCTGCGGGTTTTCCATGCGGGGAACAAGAACGATGTGCGGATTGTTTACCGCAGCGGCCCTTGCCAGCACGGCCTTTGTGTCGCCGCTAAGGGCGATGAAAGCCCGTCCCCCGATCTGCCGCATTGCCGAAAAGCGGTCGGTCAGTTCATCGGCCAGGGCTGAGATATTGCCCTGATCGTTAAAGTCACAGACGATGTAGTTGTAGCGGACACTGCCCAGCTTTTCCAGCAGGGGTTTGATGTTCGCGTTCTGCGCCCCGAGTGTTGTATACCCTTCGGTAACTGTTACCCCCGCGGACTCGCTGGCGATGGTGACGCTGATGGCGTTGCCGCCCGCTCCCGGCACTACGGCCTTTACGGAGAGCTCCCCGCCGCCCAGGGCTTCGGCCTCAACAGGCAGCCACAGCTCGCTGTTGATTCTTGCGACTATGGCGGCGGCAATCGCCGACGCGTCTGTGCCTGTGGCAACGGCGACGGCGTCAATTCTCGCGCCGTTCACCGTGATGGCTATCGCGCCCTGCTGCGCCGTAGTAACGCTGACGGTGAAATTCTTTTTCCACGGCGTTGCCGCCGGCGGGGCGGCAACAGGCAGCACCCAACATTCTTCTACCCTGTTCAGCGCCAGAAACGCCCTTGCAAGGAGCGCGGCCTGACTGCCCGCGCCGAAAAGGGCAGGGGCCCTTGAATCAGAAAGAAGGCGCACAGGGCTTCCCGCCGGCGCTGTTCCCGCTTCGCCTTTGTAAGCGATGATAAGAGCGCGCTTTATCTCACCGGATGTACCGGCAAGGGAATTATCAACTTCCTGGAACTGGCCCGGCACAAGCAGGGCGGCCGGAATTTGCGTAAACGGTATAGGCATACTTATTCCTCCGTACTTTAAATTTTATGTGCCCCGACGATAACAGTCCCGTCAAAGCTTTCTATATGCTCAAGTTCTTCAAGCGGCCCGTGGATAAAGGCCCGCTCTCCAAGGACAAGCTCCCACTTGACCGCCCACAAGGTTACGGCCATCGCGTCCAGCGCGCCGGAATAAAGACATTCCGCTTCAATGGGTACATCCTTTATAGCAAGATCGAAATGCGCGTTTCCAATAACCGGGATTAGTGCTGATAGTATTTTCAGCGCCCCGTCGTACAACAGGTCTTCGCTTGACGCGCGGTACAGCACCCAGCTAACAAACGTGATGCTGTTGCTGTAGACCCCGTCGGCGGCCTTTACAAGACTTGTAAGAATTGCCGGGGTGCGCTGCGCCTCCTGCTTGATGGTCTGCTCGGTAAAAGCTCCAGGGTGCGCTTGTATCCGCATCTTTGGATAAAGGGGCAGCATCCCGTCCTTTATCTGCTGTACCGCCGCGTCGCGGATGTTAAGGTAACTCATTTGAAACTCCTTTCAAGAAAGGCTGCCGCCAATGAGGCAATAACCCCGGCATCGTTTTGTGAAACGCCCAGGTACGGCCTTGCCGGGATTACAACTTTCCGCAGCATCCCATACCCCGGAACAGCGAGGGCCTTCGCCGTTTTCGGCGTGATGGTCGCGCCGAACTGGTGGACAGCCGCGTATTCCATAGTCGCGCCGACCAGCACCGACCACGCCCCTTCCTGGACATTGCTGGTTATGCTGTCGCGCAGTGTTCCCTCGCCGACAAGGAGTGAGCGGTGCCCCTTGCCTTTACTCGCGTAATACGCTTGAGTCTTTTGAGCCAGGGCCTTCCACGAGTCCCCGTCCGGGCTTCTTTGGGTGTTAAAGCGCTCTTTGGTCTGCGCCTCCATCTCAACGCCGATACTCGTCAAAAGCTGCTGTCTGTCGTTCGAATCCAGCGCGGCATCGGCAAGCATCTTCCTTACCGCTTCAACTTCCCTCAAATCAAAACTGACCTGCGCGGCCATCAGAACACGCTCCCTTTTTTGAAAAATCTGCCGTCAGGGATTCCGCCCTCGCCGGAAACCACAACCTCCGATTCCTGGAAGCCCGGCCCCTCAAGGCCGCCCTGGTACTCGCGGTTGATTTTCTCAAGGAGCGCCAGGCTTTCCTTGTATTTGTTTCGCGTGTTTTCACTGCCGGTTCCTTTGTCGGTCAGGCGGTCAAGGGCGATGTCCGCGCAGATACCTTCAAGGGCGTCGGCGAACTGGGCCGTCACCGGGCGGCCTATCTCCCCGGATTCGTCAATGAGCCAGGGGAGGTGCGACACGATGACGCCGGTTGCCTGCCGCAGCGCGGTCTGTATCCGTGCGGTGTCAACTTCACCGTCACCCCCCAGGGGGAGGATTGCCAGCTGTGACTGCATGGAAAGAAACTGCTCTACGGAAATCAGCGGCGTCATCGTGTTTTTACTCCTTCACTTCTACCCAGGGATCGCCCCGCAGTTTTTCAAGCTGCGCTTCCGTTACCGGGAGGCTCTCCGCTGTCTGTTTCAGCACAAGCCCGGCGCAGCGGTAATTCTTGTACTGCGTTTTGTGCCGGACAAGGACAGCGACCGTTTTTTCAGTCTTTGCCCTGCCCTCTGCTTCAGCCTTCGCCTTCGATTCTTCCTCGGCCTTTGCTTTTGCTTCTTTATCCATTGCGCCCTCCTACAGGTGCCGAACCACGACAAGTTTCGCGGTCTGGAAATTGGGGTTCGACTCGCCCCCGCTAATGAGTTCCCTGCTAAGAATTGCCCGTGCCGCCGCCTCATTGGTCGGGTCGACAATCAGGTGCGTGGGTTCAATGCCCAGAGGATCGCCGCCGTCACGCTGGAAGGTCTGCATGGTAAGGCGCGCCTGTTCATAATTGGCGGCGGTAAGGGCGGCCTTTGAGCCCACCGCCTGCTGCCAAAGCCCGTAGCCCCAACTGCCGCGGTAGCGGATGCCGTACAGGTACTTGTCCTGCATGAATACCTGGTCGTTGTCCGTGCTGGTGATATGATCGAATTCCGGCTGAGTGCGCTGCTGGACGATGAAGGGTTTAAGGCTCCCGGAAAGGCAGAGCAGCGCCCATATCTTCCCGGTTTCCGCCCCCGTGCCGATAATATTGGAAACCTCCATCGCCGCTCCGGTGCCGTCCGTATCCTGGAAGACCGGGTGGCTGTCGCTAAAGAACGGCTGGCCGTCGTAGCACAGGTTGATAAAGCCCTCCAGAATGAGCTTGGCAAGATGGCGGTTCATAAACCGCGCATACTCGTCGGCCATCGACCGTGCAAGGACGCGAAACTGGCCGAGGTTATCGTCCTCGATATACGTCCTGTCTACGCCAAGGGTGGATTCCCATTTCTGGTTGAAAATCTGGTAGGCGGCTTCGGAAATATCCCTGATGACCCTGTCGCCAACCCATTCCCGCATTTGCGGGAACGCGCCAAGCCAGCCGTACGTGTTGCTCGTGGTGGTGGACGGGATTATCGTGGCCAGTATCTTCCACACCGGATCCGCGTCAAGCTCCAAAAACCTCTGCTTGAACTCGCCTCTAAGGGCTGTCCTAAGCCCGTTCAAAACTGTGTTGGTAATGATCATTTTCCATCCTCCTGTGCTTTCTGGTATGCCTCTGCGGTGTAGCCCATCGCCTTTGCAAGGACTGTGTTCTCGGAGTTAAGCGACACGCTCTCTTTCGAGGACGGCGTTCCGTTTGGTGACTGCGGTTCTGAGCCGATAATTTCGGGACTTTTTGAAAAAATGTTTTTCATTTTTTCAATCCCCTCCCTGGTGGAGCACAAGGCAAGGTATTCCTCCCGGCTTGCCGGGGAAATCTTCCTGGCCTTGACCGCCTCGTCAACGACTGCCTCAGCATCCTTCTTGATCTGCGCGGCGTTAAGATCGGCGATCTGCTTTTCTGCGGTGACCGCCCGCACCTCCATCGCGTTAAGGTCGGCCCTGGGTGCGTAGGCGGCAAGATCAACCCTGGTCGTGTCCGTCTGCGCCTGGGGCGTTCCCTGCCCCGCGGCGTTAAGGGCCTTGCCCTGCACTGCTTTTACGGCCGCGAGAACTTCTTCATCGGTCGCCGTCTCCGGCAAGCCCAAAGCCGCACATAGTGCTTTTTTTTCCATGTATTCCTCCTGCGTATTTTGTTGCTGCTCACAATTGAGCGCGGGTAATTGAAGATTTGGTGAATTGGTAAGGGCCGCGCGAAGCACGGTAGTAATTTCCCCCTTGCTGTCATGCAGAAATACCGGGGAGATAAAACTGTACTCCCTGTTCAGCACCGCCGCCTTGCCGCGCTTTGTCCACTCCACATCCGCACGGATGGAGCCGTCCGCACAGGCGCGCAGAGCTGTCATCCAGCCCATCGCGGGGGATGCGCCGCCTTTGGGCGCAGAAAGGTCTGTGGCGTGGTTCTCGTCAATGACAAGGCGGGAAAGACGCGCCATCGAATTAAGCGCGAGCTTGCGCGGGTTTGAGTTTTTCCACGCGCGCCCGTCCCTGCCCTGGATTAAAGCCCCGGCGGGGATAAGTTCGATGGACGAGGGTAACGCGTCTGATTCAACATTCAGCGATAAAAAAAGGCTGCCGGTAATTTCCATACCGACAGCCTACAGAATGAAACGGGCGGTTTTGCACTAATCGGGATTATTGTTTTCGGCCAGTTCCAGGAAGGGGAGGTAGGGCATTGACGGGCGCAGTTTTTCACTCCGCCCTACATACCAGAGGCTGTGCGCATGTGAAAAACTAATCCCGTATTCCCTGGCAAGATCGTTTATCGTAAGGCCGTTTGTGCCGGAGCGTTCAAAGATTTCAAGGGCTATGGCTGTCCTGAAAGCTTTTTTCTCCATCGGGATGTAGATCGACATATTGCCGTACAGCTTCATTATCTTTCCGGCTATTTCCGCCGCCGCCGCGTCGCCCACCGCGTCCGCGATAATACCCCGCAGTTTTTCCGCCGACTTCCCGCCTTCTTTCT